AACCTTAACAACTGCTGATTCTCCAGTACCATCGCTAACATTGGTATATTTAAGTACGGCTTTTCGTTCGCTATCCTGAATCGTTTGTGATGTTACTGCATCTGCCATTTTGCATCTCCTTAGTTAACCGATATTAAGCGTCAGCAAAAGGAGTGACTAAAGTACCTGAACCGAGCAGTTGCCCTTCAACATGATATTTAGCACTGGCGATAGCAGTAATACGGATAATGCTTCCAGCCAAACCACCTTTAGTAGTTCCGTTCTGGGTAATCACATCATTGGATGATCCAGAGATAAAGCTTTTCCCAGCTGCACTATCATCAATACCGGTATATGAACCACCAACAAACTTATCAGTGCCGTCTGTCTTGATATCCATATCAGTTGCCGCAGTTACGACGATGAAAGTAAACTGAGCACCTAAGTTTGCTGTCTGAGTCGGATCCCCTTTATCAGTGGGTTCCGTCACAACAATACTGGGTAGTGTAAATACACCATCGGCATCATTACAAAGAAGTGGTCTACCAGCATGAGCAGCTACAGTGATTGTAGTATCAGCGGTTAAGCTAACTACACCATTGTATCCAGCATTAATTAGACCGGCGAGCGATCTAATCGGACCAGCGAAAGTCGTCTGAGCCATTATTTCCTCCTTACGAAAGGGTTGGCCCTAGAGTCTTCGTAAGCGTCTGCTGGGACAGTCGCTAGGGCTATTTTTTCCCAGAAAAATCAGGGGGAAGTAATACTCCCCCCATTATTTTTATGCGCCTTGTGAGCCAAACACGCAGCGTGGGTTACTAAACCCGAAGCTATAACGCTCCCGGGCCTTATAACGAACGTTGCCAGTATCGAAATCACCTTCCATAGAAGTTGAAATCGGGCTTCTTTCAAAGTGCTTTAACCCATCAGGGCAATCGGTCAGCAAGAACCATGCATCTGTATCCGTTAAGAAATGGTTAACTGCAGAACCTTGCGGTAACAGTCCCATGTTCTTAATGGCGTTGATGTCATTGTCTGCCGTACCTACTCTTCCTGGGGTTTCAAGCAAGCGATCAACTACAAACTGGAGTTGAGGCGGAACAATCAACTTGGTCCCTTGCAGGGCCAGGATCATGCTACGATCATCAACAAAAGTTGAAATAGAGATCAATGCATTTTCAAGCGAGGTCTCATTCAAATCGGCCATAGTACTTGCTCGATTCGCGAGAGTTCCACCATAAGCTAATGGGTGAGAAGTGTTAATTAAAGACACTCCATCTCCACCAGTATAGCTGCTGGAAAAAGCATTATTCAGCACATTAGCAGCTTTAACTTGCTTAGTGTGCGCCATACTTCGGGCTAAAGCCTTTGTATATCGAGCGCCAAGGCGGTCATATAGATTATCTTCTACTGCCTCCTCGGTTAGCGCAAAGGCCAGCGCAACGGTTTCATGAGTGTAGCGAGCAGTAAAGCCTTCAGAGGCGTTATCAAAAGATACACCTTGTCCTTCCGTCTTAACTTTCGCATCACCAAAACCTACAATTAGAACTTCTTCTTCGAATGCTCGATCAGAAGACTCTGTTTCATAGATTTCCGAATGCTCATTATCATAACGAGCATATTCCATGCCAAATAAAGCATTGAGGCCAGGCTCTAGCTCTTTGGCTAATTGGGCTCTTGAAATAGCCATATATTAACTCCTTAAGCTAGACCAACTTGCTTCTGACCAAACAGACTATTCTGAATAGTAACAAGCACGTTAGTATTGGCTGAACTTACATCTGAATTCTCTGGGTCACCAGATATATCCAGGGCTTTTAATGGCAATGTTGCAGTAGTAGCGCCAGTACTTACATCTAGTTCCATATAAGAGGATCCAGAATCTGTATTACCAGTACCACTGTTATCAACAATATCAAAGTTTCCAAACAAATCTGCAATTGGAAATGCTGCATCTGCCTGTACTTCAAAAACATCCATTGGATGATCAAAAATAAAAGCAATCGCATCTGTTGCTGCATTTCCTGGCCAGTAATTACTCCATGTAGGCTTACTAGTCGTAGGATCTGTATAGAAACAACCATTAAATACTCCGACAATAATGTCGGAAGTTGCGGATCCACCATCTGCTCGAGCAATACGAGTTACAATGCCACCTGTGTCTTGAGTGACAATGTCACCCGTATAAACATTGGTAGTATTGGCCGTAGCAGAAGTCGTTAGTCTATAACGAGACTGCCCAGAAGAATTATAATTCCCCTGCATATTACGCACATAGCGGAGTCCAAATGGGGCGTCTGTATTCGCCATTTAGTTTCTCCTTTAAAACACAATCAAAAATTAGCTCTTTATTTCTTAGAGCCGCCAAAAACAACCTTACTTGTCCTCTCATTAGAAATAGGCATTGCTGGATGTTCATCTTTCATTAAGTCATTGTCAACCGCTTTCATTTGGTTATCAGTGCGACTTTGAAAATATTCATTCCTTTCATCTGCCACTTCTTCTGGAATTTTACCAAGCATCAAGCCACCAACGCCCACAGTTCCTGCATGAGTTCCTTCATCAATTGTAGGTAAATCATAACCTTCAACTTCAGCAGGAGGGACAACTTCATATCCTTCTCGCATTCTCATGTGGACGTTAGTTTTGTCTGCTTCTCCTCGAATATGCGTTCTCAGCCATCGATATTTCATTCCCGGGGGAGGTTCTGGTGTTTCTAATATCTGAGGTGGTCGCCATGGTTGACGAGATTGTTTAGAGTCTCTACCGGCAGCACTGCGTGGAGTTCTTTTAGACCCCCGTGCTCCTTTTTCCAATATCTCTTCACTCATGATCTTTGCAACCTCATTTTCTGTTTTGCGTATTCCTTGAATGACACACCCAATCTTTTTGAAAGACTTTGTTCGCTAGGCGATAATTCAATCCTACGATCATTTTGATTGCGTCCTTTTCCTGTTATGCGCGTACCGGAAACAACGGTTTGGACGGGTTTTTTACTGTTTCCTGCGGATTCATCATTAAATTTATCAGGGAGTACTTCCCTCATTCTTTCATTAATCTTAGAATAGTACTCATCTGACTCTACGTCAAGCCCAGAAGATCTCAACTCTTCGTGGAGAGCAAACGCCACATTGGTCATAATTCGATCAGATCCGAACCATTCATTTTCAGCAGCCCATTCTTGAGCTTTTTCAGATGGTTCTCTGTACTCAGGCCCTGGAATCGGCTGAACATTCTCAACTGGAGTTTCATAGTCTTGATCTTGTGGTGCATTTATATTTGCATCAGCCCAGGCTTTATAATCTTCTTTATACTTTTCAAGTTCTTGTTTGTATTGATTTAAAGAAACTCGATCAGATTCAGTCCTAGCAAGAAGAGATTGTGCTTCCACCATTGCTTCAGGATCACCAGATTCATAAGCTTTCTGCAGATTTTTCTTAGCAGAATTAGATTGAGCCTCTATCCTGCCTTGAAATTCCTTTGAATACCTTTCTTGAATCTGTAAATTCTGAGCAGCGGAATTAATATTATTTTCTCTAAACTGGGTAGAGAGTTTTTTATTTTCTTCCTGCACCTGTCTTGCATACTGGACTGCTTGCAATTCTCGACGATGGTGCTCTTTAGCCTGTCTGACAGCTTTATTAATTCTATCCTGAGCACTTCTTACTTTTTTATCTGCTTCAGATTCTGCGGCATAATCTGCTTCATTAATCTCAAAATCTTCTTCTATTTCATCTTCTGTAACAGGAGAAATATCTTCTACTTCCTCCTCTGAAAGATCAATATAAGTGGATTCATCCTGAACTTCCTCTTCTACTCTTTTATTTGCAGGAAGAGCCGCTCGTTCTATATCCTCATCGCTGATATCTAAATCAATATCAACATCGATATCTTCTAAAGCTTCAGTTAATGTTTGTTCTGACATGTTTCACCTCAATTAGATTTAATGTCATCTGGATCTATAATAGTCCCAATGACTTCATCATCATTAATAATCCGTACTTCAGAGTCATCTTCTAAAGAGAATCTAGCTCCTGCATAACGGCCTATCAATATCCATTGACCTTCTTCACACCAAGGGATACCGCTGAATTTATCAACATCTTGGTAAGCTAATGGACCCATTTTTAAAACATAAGCAACAACAGTTGCAAGACTTTCTTTCTCAATTGTTTTTTGAGTTAAGACAATCCCACCTTCTGTTACGCCTTTGCCTCTATAAGGTAAAACAAGAATACGCCACCCAGTTGGATTAGGCATTCTCTCTAAAATTGTTTTATCCAGAAGTTCTGGATCTAAAACACGTTCTTCGTTACTCACATATGCGTCAGTTAATGACGATGTTGCGAGAGTATCTGTAGCCAGATTACTCATCGGGGCCTCCTTCAAATTGCAACGCTTCTTTTAACTCTTCACGAAGGGTGCGAAGCATTGATAACTCACCCATCACAAACTTATAATCCTCCATTGTCTTTATATTTCCACCAGTCAAGTATTGTACATGACCTTCTTCAAATTGTTGAATCTTTTTAAAAATGTATGATGCCAGTGCGACTGCGTCCATTTAAGTCTCTTCTTCTGAATCTGGAATCGGAGGAATCGGAGGTGCTCCTAACCCTGC